CCCTGCCCATCAGCTCGGCCGAGAACAGTCGTTGCGTTATTGCTGCCAACACTTGTGCTGGCAGTCAGGGTTATTTGACCTGCTGCAACAGTTGTCTTAGCACCACTCAGTGATGTGTTGCCTGATACTGTTGCAGTTCCTGTGATAGATGTATTAGCTGGAACAGAACCAAACATATCATGTAGTGATACTTTCTTCGAGACCGGAGTACCAGAAGGATCATCTACTACATAAAGAAGATCCTTTCCAGTCGGTGCTGATAGAGCTGCGAGCTCTGTTATCTTTCTGTCAGCCATTGTCTATATCCTATTGTGCTTATGCGTCAGGTAGCTGGCCATCGTCAGCAGCATCGCCAGCAATTGTAGACATAGCTACAAGAACTTCGCTCTTCTGACGGACATTACCGTTACCATCTGTGTAGCGATCGCCAATCTTCACCCAACCAGCGTGATGAGTGTTAGCTGTTGCAACGCCTTGCTCTGCTACTGATACACCAAATACCTCTGTAGCGAGAGTGTTAGTATCTGTATCAACAACGGATATTGGCTTTTCGCTCACCGTATACTCTTTACCAGTGCCATCAGTCATTTCAGCAGTAGTAGTGATAGTCATCGAAGTTTCGTTAGTTATTACATTAACAACGCCGCTACCAAGATCAGCAACACTAATTACCATGCCTGATGTTAAGTTGTTAGCGAAAAATGTATCCGTACCTGTGATGGTTACACCACTGACAGCAACTGTGCCAGGTGATGCTACATCGTCTCTATTTCCCCATGCAGACATTTTAGTTACCCCTTCTTTTTGCTGTGCATATGTGATTCTGATTTGACTACCTTCATTTCTTCGATAGGTACGCCTTTTTCGATACCATGTTCAAACATGACATCGTACCATGCAATGTTGCCGGCCGCATCAGGCTCTGCATGCATAGTTGTTACAGTTCTACCATCGCCCCAAGACTCGCTGTAAACATGAGTAGCACAGTTGTGTGGATTCTCTAAGCCTGAATCAACCTTCGTTTCTTCTTTGGCTAGCTTATCAGCAGCTTTTCCAATGCCATCTCTTCTTTTAATGGATGTTTTTCTAAAGTTTTGAGCGATACGATTGTCAGTATCTTTTTTACGCGGTGATCTTTTTCTCTCAGCGTCTCGCTCAAAATCTTTAGCTGCTCTTGAGGCTCCACTAACTTGGCCAGCTGCCTTTTTAATGTACGAAGAAAGAGTAGATTTTTTCAGTTCATCGACCTGCTCTACTTCTTCTTTATGCACTTGAAGATTCTTCCCAGGATGCTTAGATGTTTTGTTTCCACCGTGATTTAGAGTATAATGAATCTCACCATCATCGTGTCGATACCTTGCTATAACTCGTCCAGTTGCACCAGTGCTTTTAACTTTGGCTATCCGGTCTTTCTTAAAATCATCGTGTGTATATTCTTCTTTCATTTCAGGATTGATCTCAACACCACCTTTCTTGGCGTTTTTTGAGATAGCCTTGCGTCGATTCTTCAGATACTCGTCTGAGTCATCTACATCGCCATCATTATCGATATCTGCATCTGCCTTACCGACTGGATCCATTTTACCGTTGTAGAGGCCTTTCTTCATTTTTTCTTTTGATGACATTTCTGTCAAACCGAAGGCTGCATTCTTATCAACGCTCGGTCCTTTTGATGTTATATCTTTGACAGCGTCTAGTAGACTATCTGACAATCCAAATCGGTTAGACATTTTTCTATCTCCGGAGATTAGTTATTATACTTATTTATCTTTTTTAATATTGGGTTTATACTTTAATTTCTCGTTTAACCTTCCGGTAAACCATTCGGCCGTCTGGGAGACGCACTTTAGACATCTTGTAGTCTGATGTTCTTACGTGATCCCCAGTCTCTTTTTCTTCAACCTGCGTATCTTCGTTAGCCTGTCTCAGAGCAGACTTGACACGAGGATGATCGCTGAGACCTTTACGTATCTTTTCGATTGCTTTAGTAGCACCAGTCATGTTGGAGCCTTTATATCTCTTATCAAAAGCAATGCCCGTAGCCATCTTAACTTCTTTGTCCGCGGCTTCTTGCACATCTTCTTTTTTGAGCATTGATGCAAGTTTACTTAGCTTTTCTCTATCAGCAGTTGTAATATTCTTTTTCTTTTCATCGTCAGACATCTGCTGGCCAGCATCTGCTTTCTTTTTCTTCTGCATCATAGCCATATAGTTGCTTGGTACTTTATATTGTGCCTCGTCGAGAGAGGTTTCTTCTTTTGACATGACACGATTAAGCATAGCTTTCGCTTCGTTATCCCTGACCTTAAATGCTTTTTTCAAAGCTTCGATGCCTTGCTGAGCATTCTTAGTTGGACCAAGAACTTTATTAATCTGCGCATCTGTAACCTTGGCAGCTTCATCGAGAGATGTCTCTTCTCTAATCTGATCAGCAAACTTCTTTAAATGATCATGCGACTTACTAATTGCAACTCTTATTTGTCTCTTGTGCACAGGCTTGACACTAGGATGATCGTGGAGTTTCAAGATCTTGTCTATGTGCTTAGGAGCGACCTTAGCAGATGTCTTGTTTCTAAAACGAATGTCTTTCTTACCTTCGAGGTCTTGAGCACTTCGAAGCTGCATGATAATATGCTGGTCTTCGACATCAGCACCACGAATCTCGTCGAGCATTGATTGACCTAACTCGTCTGCAGAAAGAAATTCGTTAAGCATGTCTACATTTGGGTCAACTTCTTCAGCAACTTTTTTAGCTGTAGAGGTAGCAATGGCCATCTTCTTACCCATAGGCATGTCGGGATTATCGCGCTCGATTGCTGTTGCAACTTCTTCGCGTTTCTTTAATTCTGCTGATGTGAGTGTCTTCTCTTCAATCTCGACTTCTTCATTACGCTTTGACTTTTGATACTCGTTATACTCTTTGCGTCTGGCATCGTGCGCTGCTTTCTCGGCAGGAGTCATTTGTGAGACTGGCTTCTGCGCTTCGTCAATCTCCATATCTTCATGAAGAGCTTTGTTGTATTTCTTATCTACAAAAGGCATAATAGCTTTATGCGTAGACTTGTCCATTGCTTTCATAAACATATTAAGATCTTTCATTTGACCTTTTTTCATCATTTCAGCTGCAGCTTTCATAGCCGACTGCTCGTCACCGCTCTTACGCATTGCAAGAGCTAACAGACCTTTGTAGTCGCCTAATGCAGCTTCTGTCAAATTGTCTTCAGAAACAATTCCACGTATTGCGCTTTCTATTGAACGGTAAGCCATCTTATTAGTCCTTATTTTTCATTTCTTTTGTTATTCTTCTTTGTTCTTTCTGTAGCTGAACGACGAGCTTAGCCTTGGTCAACCTGCGGTCAAGTTCGATGCCAAGGTTTCTACCGTGCTCTTCTAACTGCTTTTTAGTTAGAGCCTCGAGCTCTTTCTTAGTCTTGGTAATTTTTTTGGCTACTTTAACAACCTGCTTGGCTACATCATCTACAATGCTGCCGTTATTATTTTCATCCACCGCACCAAACAACTTCTTTAGAAAACCAAACATTATATACCTCTTAATTATCTACTTTGGATCCGGAGCGCCACTGATAGCAGCTCCAATATCTTGCTTTTGTAATAGGACCAGGACTGTCACATTTATGTCTAGCCCTGAATGATTTACGTCTTTCTGGATTATCTCTCTTTATTGAAAGATTGGGATCACCAAACCGCACGACTTTAATGTTGCCAGAGCTTGGATCTTTAACATATACTTTAAACTTTTTCGTAGGTACTTCAGAGGTGCGAATTGGATCATTCAGTTTTACTGATTTTCCTTGATATTCAGCTTCCGTTATTATTAGATTTTCGTACAAGTCGTTACACTCGCAGAAATTATCTATCAACGTAGCTTCATCTAACTCTCCAGGAGTATCTTTCTTGTATTTATCTTTTAATTTATTGGTGCCTTCTTGGCCTGCGCCTCCTTCTTCATAAACAGAGGTGTGATGCTCGAATGCACCCTGCAGCTTCATTCCGTAGTCTGCTGCTGTCATAAAGGTACCTACACCAGCACCATTCTCTATCTTTAACGACTCATCTAGCGGCTCTACGTCTTCCTCAGCGGCTTTCGTCTCTGGAACACAGTTAGGTACTGTTTTACCATTCTTCTTCTTTGTGCCTACAGGCTTGTAGTTGTCCCAGCAAGGATTGTCTTTAGGATTCTTGAGGCCTTCCTTTACTATGAAAGCATTGACCCTTGCATATCCCCACTGCTCTGCTGTGGCACTGTCGGTAGGATTGATCAACCACTCTTCTACACCTTCGTAGTAGACATCTCTTATCTCTTCAAACGTGCAGTCAGCTTTCAGAGCTTTCGACTCCAGCGCTATCCTCGACTTGCCAGTTGGTTCGTAATCTTCTTTGCGGTTTACCGTTTTAGTATCTGCGGAACGAGCTCGGTCAAGCAATCTATCATGCTTCTGCTTGTCTTGTTCTTTTTCTCTGCGGATTCTTTCTTTGGCTACTGATGTTGCTTCGCCTTCGCCAAACATCTGTTTGTACGATTTTGTGGATCGATTAGACTCAGTCCGAATTTCTGATTGCTTTTTAAATTGAAATTCTCTTGCTAACTCTGTTGCTTTAGCAATATTAGTAGCCTTTGTCGACTGTTCTACTATTTCTTTTTCTTGAGGTATATTTTTGTCTTCGAAGAACACGTCTACTGATTGAAGAATATTTTCAATACTCTCGTTTCTACTCGATCTTGCTTGTCGAATTCTTTCGATCTCGCCTTTACGAATCATAGGCATGAGGCGTTTTGAAAGCCTATCAATGAGACCAGCCTTCGTTGCTATTAGCTTATCAACAGTAATTTTTTGCGAAGCTGGCAAGGATGCGTAGTTCTCACCTTTCTTACCAGCAAACTTCTTTCTTAGAATATTCCTAGCGGCCTTCTTAGATCTCTTTTCAAGAGCTTCTTTTGGAGCCATTCTAAATTTCTTAATCTTACGCAGGCGTTGCATTCTAGGAGCAAGACGTTTCATTGTCCTGCCTCTTTTCAATCTTTGCTGAAGAGTCATTGGAGCTCTTTCGTCGAGATGCTCTTCTTCTAACTCTTCTTCAAGGTCTTCTTCTTCGAGCTCATCAACAGCTTTCTGAAGCTCGTCCTTAGTAATGTCTGCAGCGTCAAGATCTGCTTTCTTCTTGTTCTTCTCTAAGAACAGCTCAATCTCTTCTACTAGCATGCCTTTTCTTAGCATGTTATACATTTTCTTGGCTTGGGTACTCGACATTTTCGAAGGAACACCCTTCATGAATGCGTCCATATCTCCATCAGATACTGCCTTTCTCATCTTAGAGGCAGACATGCCCTCCACACCTTCAGCATCTGGGTCACGTTCACCAGCACTGACGACTTTTACTTTGTCGAATGTGTAGTCCTTTCCGTTGTACTTGTTGAGGAGTGTGTTATATTCTGATACACGGTCAGAGCCAGCAACAATAACAACCTCATTGAAGCCAGCTTTCTGAAGCTCAACCATGAGCTGAATAATTGTTCTGGATGCTGACACCTTGACAATGCTGCCGAAGGCTTTGGTCGCAAAGGATATCTTGTCTCGATATGAGAGGGGATCTTTGGTGGCGTTCTGAGTGTGGGTTAGATACACACGAGGTTCACCGCGCTCTCTTTTAGCTACGGTTATAACTTTCTGTACTAGTTTTTCATGTCCTACTGTTGGAGGATTGAATCTCCCCCAGCTGATTACAGCCTTCTTCATTGCGTGTTTTCCTCAGACTTAACGCTAACAATATAATTTTGTTGTTATGTATTGTCGCAGTCGTCATCTGTAGTAGATTGTGTGAGATCCACTTCATCAACTTCATATATAAAGTTGCTAGCCTCGCGTATGCGATACTTCCCCTGCGTTTTTGCTTGTTCGGCAATATATTGGGCATATGCAGTAATAATTGAATCGGACATTACTTATCCTCATAATGCTGTTGTATATTCTATTTATAATAACTTACTTCTGCCATCCTTTAATTACTTCAGGAGAGAAGTTTGCATAGGAGAACTCTAGCCTATCTACTATCTTAACTGCGTTACCAATCCTATCTATACTGACGTATCCTTCTTGATTAGTGGTCTCAAATCCTTTCTTTGTTCTCAAGAAGGTACCAAGTGACGAGGCTCTGTTCAGCTTAGCAATAATAGAGGCTTTGGCCTGAATTATTACGTTCATGAGAGTAAATATGTTTGTAAGCTCGGCAGTGTTCTGAAAAACTTTTTTGAGAACCTCATCACGTTTCGCTGTCCATGCTTCTTTTGTCTTTTCTGTTTTCTTCTTGTCTATCTCTTTCTGATACCAATCAGTTATATAATCATATAGCCCTCTGACATGGGCTTTGGGATTGGGAAATGGCTCGTTCGCTCTGACAAAGGTATTGTTATATGTTTTTATCTTTTGTTTCAATTCCTCATCATCGCGGATAGTATTCAAAGCCTCGCCGGATATAGTTTGGAAGATTTTACCAGCTTGCGATAGCAGCTCGGTAACTTGATTGGTTTCTTCCTTGGTAAACGTAGCGTTACCAGATACATCACGATATGTGGCATCGTCCATCCAAACCGATTTTGGTGACTTCATCTTCTTGACGATATCTTTGCCAAACGAGGCACTCATCTTCTGAAGTGTGGATCCGGTGTACGTGGTGTGCCAAACGATTCCAATGCTAGCACTCCTGATCTGTCTGCCTAGTGCACTGTTAACTGGTACCACATATACTATGGTGTTGGGTTGGAACGTATAATACTTGTTACCTTGGATTGTTTTGACTTTAATATCACCTCGAGTGAACATAAGATCACCCTGGTACATTCCTTTAGTAATACCAAGTTTCGAAAACTCTCGCAGCGCTACTTTGAACTTAGCTGCAAGGTCTCCGGAAAGACTATCATTAATTTCTTTCTCTGTTTTGAACAGCTGAGGATTGACGTTGAAGACGCCTTTCTTAGCTACGAAGAACTTTCCATCAGATGGATCAACACCAGCAAAGATCGCTGGAGCTCCGTCCCACTTGACTGTTACGTTCACAGCTTTATCGCTCGCACCAGCCAGCATATCTCTAAGAGACCGCAATGAGTTTATAGCAGAGCGCGCACCATCAACCCCATCATTGAAGATCATGTCTTCTATATGCTCCATGTGAGCATTTTTTTGTTCTGTTAGGAATGAGGAAAATTTCATATATCTAGTGTCGTGCCTCTTCTCAATGCATATGGTGCTACCATGTATCTAGCATAACCAACGCCAAAGTTATTTCTATCGCCTTTCCTAACAAATAACATACATCTATAGTCTGAGGTAGGAAGTGTGCCAGAGAACATATCGTGCGATGATTTTAAGACATATGTTTGTCCAGACTTCTGCAGATTCATTATCCCTTGACATAGCATATTGACATGCTGACGGCCGTTTGGTTTCATGAAGTCAATTCCATACACGGCGGCCTTCTTTACCTTGTCGTCCTTCAAAGGTCTCATAAAAGACTGGCTAGGTTGAAACTGACCCTTTGTGAGTGCTTTAGTGTCTTCAATGAACTTCGTTATTTCGGGATGGTTGGGGAACAGTTTGTCTAGCTCTGTTAGTCCCCCATATTGTTGATAGGCTTTGGCAGTTGTACCATCTTTATGGGATATCCAAGCCACCTCCTTACCAGACGCATCTACGAAATGAAAGTCTGATTTTGGAGTGCCTGGTGTAGAGATAACATCATATACCTCTACTGTTTTTTTTCCTACTTTGACATTGATGAATGGTTTTTTTTCTTTTTCTAGGATAACCATCAGCTTATCTCTTAGATCTTTCAATGCCCTATCTTCAGCAGCAGTTCCCCCACCAGCACCTTTACCACCAAATTCACCTGACTTACCAAGCGCAGTGACTTTCAATTGACTGCCTTTTGTAGTCCTGAAAGATGCAGCAGATAGTCTTTCCTGGCGGCCAGTTCTCAGCAGCTCATGTAAACCTAGAACAAACTCAGCACTCTTGTCTGCATCTATTTTAATTGTGGTTCCGTCCTTCAAATAGAAATCTTCATTTTTTTCTATTTTCTCAAGCATCGTCTGAGCACGTGTTGGTCTATCTCTCAGATTGGAGGCTGACAGTCCGGTATACATTGGTAACCTCTGAATAAATGAAAATGGTAGGGTATCCCATATTTATAAAGAAACTACTTTGCTTATCCTCATCGATTGTACGTCCTGTCCATACCCAACGTACACATCCACATCTTTGATTCCAGATATATCAACGAATCGAATTATCTTAATATAGTTGTCACTGTCTAGTACATAGTCGTCAACAGCTGGAATGAGACCACCATCTTCCATAGGCTTCCATACATCAGGCATACGATATTCGGGAATGCTATCGTCTA